TGGTGGGAGCACTCCCTTGGACGTAGTAGATGCCGCTCAGATAGGACATAGGGTGCCTGTGGGGGGTGTGGTGGTGTCCTGTCTTGGCATCGCTCCTATTCGCCCACATAGAGGTCACTGAGAGGCGCTCACAGACCCACCTATTACTGGTGACCAACTCGTTGGCACACTCCTCAAACCATGTCTTGAGAGGTTTCCACTGAGGCCATTGCTCTAGGTGTGGAAAACTTGTGCCCACACCTCCCTCAGTGTTATACGACCTAAATTCAGTGATCTGTACATCATGAAGCGTCCGATTCAGGAGATGCTCACCAGAAGCAAACTCCCAAACTCGGACGGGAAACCACAGTTTTTCAATATAATGATGCTTCATCGATACCAGTATCTCCAATTTTTTCCAACTCACCAACCAGGGAGAAGGTCAGTCTATTTACAGACTCAGCCATCACCCTATATCCAGCACCAACATAGAGTTGACCAAGGAGGACTGTGACTGTGCATACGGACCAGAAGTAATAATACATTCTGGATTTGATTTGATGTTTCTTACTCATTTGAATTCACACCTCATCATAATTTCAGTTAGGAAGGCAACGGTGTTGATCTCTAAGTCAGCAACGAATGCTGCTTTATACTGATACTCACCGATGATAAGCACTGCCTCAGGGATGGAAGCAGGTTTTAGATACTCATACAGTTTATCATACAACTGTCGGAAGACGACCTTATAGTCGTTGTCAAGGTTGGCAACAACCCACTTACGCATCTTAGTAAACTCACGGTCCTTTAGATAAGAGACCAGGGCGTCCATGCTTTGTGAGACCTCTTTACCGAGGATTCCCACATCAATTTGACCAGTAGAAGCATATGCTTGCAACTCATTCAGAGTGCGACGGAAGTCTGGAAAGTATTTACCAATGACTTCAGCGACGACAGATTTGTCATACTCAACACTCTCTCCATCAAGAATGCTACAGACACGGTTGAGAAATTTAGTGGCAAGAAGTTGACGTTGTTTACCTTTGACGGACAGGTCAACCACAGAGCATCGAGACTTCAGAGGGTCGATGATCTTGTTGAGGTAGTTGCAGGTGAAGATGAAGCGACAATTGTTTTGAAACTCTTCGATGACAGCTCGGAGAATGAGTTGGACATCTGGAGTGGTATTGTCTGCCTCATCGATGATGATAACTTTGTGGTTACCACCAACCAGAGATTGAGAAGAAGCAAACGACTTAATCTTGGTGCGGACAGTATCGAGGTGACGACCCTCATCGGATCCATTCACCACGATGTAGTCCAAACCAATCTCTTCACATAATGCTTTGGCAATAGTAGTCTTGCCAATACCAGCAGACCCAGGGAGGAGGAGATTGGGAATCTCACCCTGCTCCACATATCCTTGGAATACTGCTTTAGTCACGTCTGAGAGGATGCAATCATCAACTGTTTTTGGACGAAACTTTTCAACCCAGAGAAACAGTTTTTTAGGCATCAGTCGTTATTAGGTTCGAGGGCAATGAAGTAGTTAAGGGAAGACTCTACCAGGGAGACAAAGTTGATGACTCCACTGTCAGAGATGCAGACATGGTATGACCCATCAAGAATCTTGAGGTTTTCCATCTTCAGACAGTAACAGAAGTTACGCTCATGCAGAGGGACATCATTCCAGTATTCTTTCTCCCACATCACCTTATCGATGGGGACAGCGAAGACGTGACTGCTCTCGGTCTTCTTATCACGGACACAGACACTCACGTTACCTTCGTAAGAGTAAACACAGAAATCAGTGACACTGAAGTTTTGTGCTGCATCACGAAGTTGCTTGAGGTGCTGACCCTTCAACTCAAAGTTGATAACCTTCTCAGGCAGATTGGGGTCATACTGAGAGGGAGGGCGACCACTGATGATCTCAGGATCACTCAGGACATAGGTTGCCTTGCCACGGGTAGTCTGATCAATGATCATGACCTTGTTACTACCAGTGAAGAGAATCTCAGGTTGATCAAACATCATACAGGTCTTAACAAAGAGACCCAGGTCATAGATCGGGAGGTCCTGAGGAAACTCTTCAGCACAAGAAGAAAATGCAAGGATATTCTTGTTGAGAGACATCGTTGCCAGAGTCTTCTGCTCCTTCTCAATGAAGATCGAGCGGTTGATCTCAGAGAAACTCTTGAGCACACTAATCGTCTTTTTGGAAAGTCGGATTGGTTGGGACATAATTACTGATTGTAGGTTTCTCGTTGGGCGTTTTGGTCGTTGAAATACATCAACAGCACTGCATAGTGTAGCACCTTCATGATGTCACGTCTAGCGGTGCCTTTCTTATCGTATCGAGAAGCATACTTAAGGATGTTACTCCTACAGAATGCTTCGCCGTCACCGACTGCAGCGATAAGATCTAGGGTCTGAATACCTTCGTCACCAGAAGAGTAGTGTTGACGATAGGTATTCAGAATGTATTCGCGCAACTCATCAAGAATTGCAGTTTCATTGTACTTATTTGCCATAATGTTAGGAAGCAAGGAGGTTGTCAACATCCGTCATAGAAACTTCACCATCAATCTTATCATACAATTCGGAAAAAGATTGCTTGGTTTCGTCATCGAAACGATTCAGGCAGACACTGATTGCCTTGGCACGGTCACCAAAGATTGCATATGCCTGAATGATGTGGACAAGACGACGGGTTGAAATGATCTCATCAACACCACCCTCATTGAAGGTCTTGCGGATCATATCTGCCCACATAACAAGGTTAGCAATAAACTTGTCATCACAAGCATTGAGACCCTTGCAGTAGTTGTTGAGCATCTTAGTCTCAATAGAGGGGGTGGGATACTCTTGCTCGAAGGTCAGAGGGAAACGCTCAAGGAATGCCTCATTGAGCACGTTGGTGCCAATGAAACGACCATCGTCACTACCCTTACCCTTGGTGTTTGCAGTAGCAACTACAGTAAAACCAGGAGCAGGTTTGACATAGCGTCCGACCTTCTTAAGAAAGACACCCTTACCCTCAAGGACAGACTGCAGACACAGGATTTTGTTAGATGCCAGGTCGATCTCATCTAGAAGAAGCACAGCTCCCCTTTCCAGAGCATCGACGACTGGTCCGTTGTGCCAAACAGTGTTGCCATCAACAAGACGGAAACCACCAATAAGATCATCCTCGTCAGTTTCAATGGTGATATTGAAGCGAATCAACTCCCTATTTAGTTGGGCACATGCTTGCTCAACACCAAAGGTCTTACCGTTACCAGACAGACCAGTGATGAAGATAGGGTAGTAGATTTTGCTACCGATGATCTTCTTCAGGTCACGGAAATTCCCGAACGGGACGAAATTGCTATCTTTGGATGGAATCAAGTTGGTATATTCCCGATCGGTAACGTTAGCAGGTGCAGCAGAAGGTGCTTTGAAGGACTGCTCAAGGGACTCTTGGACAGTCAGACACCACTTACCACGACCAGACTTGAAGGAGTCTAGACGCTTGCTGATGGTGGGGTAGGAAACATCGAAGTGATCTGCAGCACGAAGGAGGTGGGCAGTCTTCACATCTTCACCGAAGTTGCGAGTCAGAAAATCAACAACTTCATTGGTGGTCAGGTCGGACTTGGCAGGCATTGGTGTGTCTCTCG